TGGCCATAAAGATCTTGTAGCTCTTTTTCTTCAAGAAGCTTAATCTCTTCATCATTGTAAATGAAGTCAGCTATACCTCCCGCTGGTATGTCTTCTTGTTTAAGTGCTTGGTCCATGTTGCAAAGTCTACCTTATTTTATTTATTTGTTCAATCTTATATTCTTGACAACGCACTTGTTGTAACCCTTGTCTTTGACAGTTCCTGTATACTAGCTACAACATGTAGTCTGTTTGCAGTTGCTGCCTGCACCTTTAACACTTCTCCGCTTTGTAGTATCAAATCTTTTGTAAGTAATTCTATGGTTGTATTTGCTCCCACAGTTTTAACTTTAAATAAACTAAACGTATCACTTCCACTTACGAGCTGCACTGTTATCGTATCTGCATTACCACTATCCTCTGATACTAATATAGAGTTTACAACAGCTGCATTAAAATCGGCATCACTAGGAACTGTAAATAGCGTAGTTAAATCAGTGGTAGTTAGATCTAACTTTGCATTTGTAACACCCTGAATATATTGAGGAATACTAGTGATTAACATTAGCGTCTACCATCCTCTCTTATATCCACACGGGGAGTGCCTAACTTATACTTTGTCCCCAGTGATGTGGAATCAATTCTTAATGCAAAAGATCTACCTCGTAAACGATAATTTAATTTTTCTGTAAACTGCTCAACAGGGCTCGTGGCGGACCTTTGAGCCGTGCCTTGTGTGCTTTCATTAAAGTTCGCACCCGGATTGTTTCTTGACTTCATAGTAAACGCTACATCAGGGTTAACACTAGTAGACCCGTTAAATGTAATATCTGGAATAACTTGCTTCAGTGATACAAACTTGTCACCATCACCTATATCAATAGCTGAAGACTCAATAAATGAGGTCATAGCAGAACCATCATCATCAAACCCCACCTCATGGTTATAAAGCAATGAAGCGCCAGTTGCCTGTGGTAAATCTCTTATACCTCTGTCAATCCACGCATCTCTTGCTAATGTTCCGTAATACCAAACTTTTTCTAAATAATTATAGGCAACATATTTATCTATCTGCGTACCAGCGGACGATGAATAAAACCATAAGATCTCACTAAATTCAGAATTAAGTCCTACATGTACTTTATCACGCTCTGCAAAATTAAAATCTAAAAAAACTTTATCTTTT